AGCCGTGGTTTGCCCCTGCTGGGTTCAATAGAGGTCGTCTTACTAAGCCAAACGACACCGAGATTAAGCTTAATCAAGGTGATAGAGATGCGTTATATTCCAACTCTATCAATCCTATTGCTAACGATGCTAACACTGGTATCACAATCTTTGGTCAAAGAACAACTCAGAGAGCGCCAACTGCTCTTGATAGAGTGAACGTTCGCAGATTGATGATTTACCTCCGAAAGGTTCTGCTTGAGCTTGGTAAGCCTTTCCAGTTTGAGCCAAACGATCAATTCACCTGGGAGTTAGTTGAAGATGCGATCAACCCATTCCTTGACGACCTTCTGGCCAGAAGAGCCATTGTTGAAGGCTCAGTCAAGTGTGACTCCACGACGAACACTCCTGCAAGAGTTGACAGAAATGAGCTTTGGTGCTCGGTGACGATCAAGCCTACGAAGGCTGCTGAAACAATCGTCTTCGAGGTCAACCTCACAAGCCAGTCGGCAACCATTAACTAAGTATAATCATGGTAGATAGTTTCTTAAAAAATGACTACAGAGCGAATTTTGAGCCTGGGAAGAGCCTTCCCAAGCTGTCCACAAAACTCGATGCTGTTAGGTCGTATCAATTTGAAGTGAAGTTCTTTGGGCTTCCTGCTGAGTTCTCTCAGACTCAACAAGTTCTTACCGCTGCTGCCAAGCAAGTGAGTCCCATCGGTGGTGCTGTCGATGACATCGTTGTTGATCGTCTTAATGACAAGATGTACTACCCTGGCAAGTTCACGCCAGATGCTGTCACCATCACGTTCGATAACCAGTTATTAACTGATACCACTCCTGCTCTCTGGAACTGGTTTAAGACGATTTACGATCCAATCACAGGTGACATGACGAAGCTGTCTGCTCCTGGTGGTCCTGGTAACAAATCGTTTAAGGCTGCGAAGATGACTGTTCTTGAGCTTGATAACACTAATGAGCCTCACGCCTTCATTGAAATGTATGGTGTGTATGTGACAGGTGTTAGATACTCGGAGAAGAACTACGCAACGAACGACTTCTCCACAGTTGAAGTGACATTCCGCTTCGACTTCTTGGATTACGACAAGATCAACTAACCTCTTAGATCTAATTCGAGTAGCCTTCTCCCTAAATAAGGGAGAGGGCTATTTGTCTATTATAAGTTATGGATAAGAGAGATTTATTAAAAAGCTTTAGCAGGGTTCATAATAAGAGCCTTCTAATACTGGAGCAAACGGGTGAGGCCGACTCTTTAATATCTCAAGCGAAAAGTGACCCCAGTCGCTTCACGTTTGGATCTCCCGTAACAGGACAGACTCCCACCGGAGAGCCTGTGGGTGTATTTATCACGGCCAAAGGAGTTACTAAAGGTGGTAAATTAGGGGGAGATGGTCGTGTAGTTGGTGGCCCAGGCCAGTTTAACTTAGACACATCTGATGGATTGCAAGGTTTCTACAAACTATTTGATGAAGATGCGTCTCAAGAAGTTCAACCTGTAATTGATGAGGAGTTGGATTCGGAGCTTTCGGAATTAGGTATTAATGTGAGTGATCCTGCTGCCGCAGCACCGTTCAAGGAGCTATACGATGAGGCAGCTAGAGTATCTGATAAGGGTTATGCAAAGAGGCTTGTGAGATCTCTGGTCGCTGATTATCCGGTGGTTGTTAAAGACGGAGAATTTTATAGAATTGAACCTAGACAGTCTAATATAGAGCGAGCTACTCAACTTGCCAACGTCATAAATGATAAAGGATCAGATGATTTTTGTGGCAGATTCAAAAAGACTGATAAGGGTGATGTTGTAGTTTATACTGACTTTGGCGAGGGTAGTAATGGCACTGTCTTTAGTAGATCTCAAGCTACGGTATTAAATAGGATGATAGGGGATTGTGAAGATCCCGAGGTAATCAATGTCATTCAGGAAGCCTCAGACAATATAGGAGGTGAGAGTAACATTCGTGGGAATGTCCTAGAGTACCCGCCAGACTTGTTTGCACTAGCTAGGACATATCTTAAGAACAAAGACTCGCTTTCTAAGAACGAATCCAAAAAGGCTTTGGGTATGATTAAAGATGTAGCTCTTAAAATTGAAAAGGGCATTAGGTCTTTGAACGAAAATAGAGAAGCATGGTTAAAGATGGCTAGAGATTCAGCTATCCCTTTAGAGAGCCAAGCTGAGTTTGATAAGATAGTGGCTCTGTTGGGAGATGGGGGTGAGAATATTAAAGCAGCTTTTCATGTAGCTTCGGTATCAAATATAGATAGATTGCCCAACTTGTCCGTGCGTAGTGGTGAAGTTGTCGGAAAAGGTAGAAAACAAGACTCAGTTGAAATTTGGTATGATGAGAATGATGCTAAAAAAGCCTTAGGTACAAAAAAAGTTAAACCTGTTAACGCTGAAGAGCTTTTTAAGAGTCTAGGTAAAGAGGATTACTATAAGGAGTTAGTAGATGCAAAGTATCTTACGCCTGGGCAAGAGATTTATATCGGTGAAATTAGCTACAAAAACTACATTGCAAAGTCTGCTGAGACAATAATGGGTAGCTTTTCGGATAAGAACACTGCCGAGTTTATGTCGGGAAGGTCTGGTAATCCCGTTTGGAAGAGGTTCTCTGAGGCTGTCAATCTTAAAGAAATCCGTAGTGAGTTTGATGAGATCAACAGACAACAGATGGAGATTAGGAAGCAGGTGGATTCACTTTCTAATGAGATATCTACAATGGTTGACGGTAAGAAAGTTCAAGTTAATGCTTTGAATACCGTCGTTGATGGCTACTTGGAAAACATTCAAAAGAATTCTAGCTTTGATGAGGTTCAGAAAAACGAACTTGCAAAGAAACTAAAAAGTAAAGTAAAGGCTTACAATAATGCTAAACCTTCAGATAGAAAGAAAATAGAAAATGAAATAAAAGATGCATTACTCATGCCTGCCTTAATGAGTAATCTGCAATCAAATCGAGCAGATAATCCCAAAGCCGTTCAAGCTTATGCATTAGCTCTGAATTATGCTCCTGGTGCTTCTCAGAGCAATGACACTATTCTACAGACGAACATGCTTAATGAAGGGGTATCTTTTATTACTACTCAAAATAAAGCTTATCAAGAGATAGCTAACTCAATCAAAAATGAGACTGGTGCTTTTTTTCTTGAAATAACAGACACAGGTTTATCTTTTAAAAGGTCTGACAATCGAAATTCATCCATAACTTTAAAAAGAGTAAAGGGTAATTTGCAATCTCGTAAATCTAACGCTATGACTAGAGAAGGTAAACAGAAAAGATTCCTGGGTGGTAAGCCTTCCCGAGAAGATTCTAGCAATATTTGGACAGCACTTAATACACTTCAAGAGGCTCTAGGCATCATTAAAGAAAAAGTAAGAGTCATCAATACAGACTAAATCACAAAGTCTAAACATCGCAACCTGAACATCTCCAGATGATCCTACAAAGCTTGGACCCTTCACTGGGAGATCCAACTCGTTCGTTATAGCCAGGGGTTCTTTACGATTCTGACCGATAAAGAGTAAAAACTTTCTCGAAGATTTCTTGGAATCTCGATGAGCTTGAGCTATCATTTTTGAAATTGTTGATTTAGGATTCAATAAATCACTTACTTGTTCTTCATTGTATCCTTTCTTACATTCAATAATGAACTTAAACTTTTCTGGAGTAATTAAGTCTCCATATACTTTTAAGTATTCAGGTAATTTATGAGTTGTAGCGAATGCACCTGATCCAGGAGTTCTACAAAACTCTTTGGTGTCAAACCTCTCGTTCAGAGTCTTGGCAATCTTGTTCTCGAACCTGTTACCTTTAGCTCTTGAGTTTACCTTTTTCTTTTTTCTCAATGGCGATACATCAAAATCGTCTTTCATTTCAATACCTCTAGACTATAATAGCTACATGGATAAAGTATCACTATCGTTAGAGGGTACAAAGTTTAAGTTAGTTGAACGCAGTAGAGGACGTATGAAGATTCAAATTAAGTTTTCCAAAGAGCAGGCCGAGGGCTTTAAGAACTTTTGCAAGTTGAAGCCGCCAGAGTTAGATGATGAAGATTTTTACAAGCAAATCTTCTTTGCTGGCTGCAACTCCATGACAGAGCAGATTCAATCTCTCGTCGAGGCGCATAAGGCTTCACAGGCTGAAGAGAATTCGCAAACCGAAGAAACCCAAGCCGAAGTTTCTGAGTTGCCGAGGGAAGATGAGCAAACCGAAGAATAGTTTTAAAACTCACAACATCTACAACTCTAAGCATTTAGAGTCCGTTGTAAAGTCTAATATTGAGGGTAAGCAAAACTCTTACTATCTCATCACAAACACCTGGGACAAGGTGTGCAATTACTTTAACGACAAGCTTCCAGTTGATGGCACTACTGAGCTACATGTTGTGGATATTTTTAATGTGCCTAACGCACTTGACGTAATCAAGTCTGCGATTAAGTCGCACAGAGAAACCATC